TCAATGTTTCTGAATTGATGAGGGTATCCCCGGTTCCATAAAACGTATTGCCAAACTCTTGGTCGAACTGGAGTTGAGATGTGTTTGCAATTGTTTGCTTTTTCCATTGTTCATCTCGACCTGGCACATCCCACCAGTCTACACGGAATGGTTTAAACTCATTTGTTCCTTGAACAGCACCTTCCCATATCTTATGAAAGATATTTCCAATACCGTTTGCTGTAGATGTGATAATAATCTTGGTATCTTTACCAGACGAGATAACAGGATAGGTGGATGTATAGAACTCTGCAGCCCTTTCTACAAATGCAAACTCATCCAAATACAGAAGGTTCACTGACATACCACGAATAGAAGAACCAGATGTAGCTGCTGCAATGATTCGCGAGTTATTACTAAACTCAATCGAACCCTTATTCAATGCTTTACAACCAGGTTGAAGAAAGAATGGTATATTCTCGAGCATCAGCGTTACACGAGCGAGCATTTCTCTAGCAGTCGCCCCTTTATTTGCCATTACTGCAATTGTTTTTTCAGAATTGAACAAAGCAAACCATAAAAGGTAAGCGCAGGCAGAGATAGATTTACCAGACTGTCGGCAAGCAAGAACAATATTAAACCGATTGTCATTAAAATGATCAAACATCTTTTCCTGATATGGATAGAGTTTGAAGTTGACAAGACCCTTATCTAAGGCTATCACTTTAACATATTTCTCACAAAAGTAAACAGGATCTTTCATGCACCTGGCATATTCTAGAACAAGATCCTGTGTCCATTCTTCCTGGACCCCATCTCGTTTTACGTTTATGTTACCAAGATACGACTCATTCTTTAGAATCATGTTCGATCACGTTTTCATTCTGTAACATTTTTTGGAGATCGGCAGTAGATCCAACAAAGAAATTATTCTGTTGATTTTCCACTTGCTTTGGCTGTTGGGTGATCTCTTTATTCTTTTTATTGAGATCCATCAATTTATCGTTGACGTCAGATAAATTCTTAATCATATTTGAAAGAACTTCATAGGCTCGTGGATGCTCTGACTCGCGCGCGACATGAATCATGTCTTCCATAGCCTCGCGACCTTTCTCCAAGAGATCATAATATGTCTCTCTTGAATAATCATAATCACTCTTTACATTATCTTTATCATCTTTCATTATGCACTGTCTACTATAGTAGTGGTAAATCCAAAGTCGGAATCAGCTAATCCAATCGCAGATAATGGATTTGGTACAACCTGTATTGTTTCAAGATATACGTCTGAATCAGCTGGTCCAACACCAAGATCATACAGGTCAGCATTTGCCTTACGAATGATTGCACTATTATATATTGGACCATGAAAACTCACTTTCATTTCAAAATCCATAGAGTAAACAATCGTGCGCCTTGTATCAAGTGATCCTTCGAAGTCGTCAGAGAAGCTTACGCCCTGAATAATAATAGGAATATCTTCCTTGAATTCAGGATAGTCATCTGGAAATGGATTGATTGTTAGGGTATACTGAGGATTAAAATACGGCAATACTTGTTCTACGACTTGTAAAGCATCATCTTGTGATTTGGTATAGACATTCAACTGAAAATTGATCGTATACGGAACAGGAGGAAAGAATTTTTGTCTTGTTGAACTTGTTGTACCAGCCGTCTTGAATGTCGCTGTCTTGGTTAACTGTCTTGACGCATCATAGGCAAAGTTTGTAATCTCAAATGACATTCGAGGCAACTTAATTGCCACCTTTGTGTCATCGTACAAGTCTTCTTGTTCTCGAATTCTACTGAGGTATTTTCTACTTGGTGCATATGATAAAGGAACCTTTACCTGACTAACACCTCCACCAGACGAATTTCTGCGAATGATATAAATGTCGTTAAACATTCTACCGAAGATTGCAACACATTTTCTTATTTTTTCGTGGTAAAAATATGTACCAAACATTAACTATTCTCCGGATCACCAAATGGGTTATTCTCACTAAAGTCCATGAAACCATCTGAAAGTGAGCTGAAGTCATCATTCTGTTCGTTCTGTGATATCTTATTGTCTTCTGCTAATACATTAATAATTGCAAAATCGGAATCCCCAATTGTAACATCACCAATAATAAACTCATGATAGTCCCCATCACTTGCTCCAACATGGATAACATGAAGAACATGATCAGAATCGGACCACTTAGTCACTTCTCCAGAAATTGTTAATCCAAGATCTGAATCCAATGTTTGGGTTATCGTATCCCCAATTGCAATTCCAGCTGTTGGTGAACTATTAATATACAGTGTATAAGTGTATGCATAATCCTGTTCAATAGCATCAATATCTGTAACATCTGTGTCAAAATCTTCGTCACTATATTCGAACAATTGACAACGCATCTTATACGTAGGAAGATTACTCAACTGATAGAATGGTTGCTCGTGCTCAACATGCATGATTTCAAACAACGACTTGGATAAAGGAAGATAGATTAGGTCTCCTTCTTTAGGTCTTTCAACAGTAACATCATTATCATACCGGCCAATTAACTTTGTCCACTTTCTTCTCGCTACAACAAATGTTGCTTCATCTCGTATCTCAACACCAAACCGAGTAAAGAGATCTCCCTCTCCTTCGAACCCTTCAGTGTTTTCAATGTACATTGTTACCTTATATGCTGAACTAAAACGAGATGGAATATCATCACCAAAGATTCTATCTTCAGCGACAATGGTACGAGGAAGATAATAGACAATTTGTCCGTATATCTCTAATGCTTCAATCGTGATGTCTTCATACAAGTTCTGTTCTGAGCGAACATCTTGTCTGAAGTAAGGATTCATACCCATATGTTTAACCTACAAAGAAGTCAGCTGGCATCTCATGTTCGAGTCGAATACTTTCTCTGAGTCTGTCGATCTCTTGAACAGCGTCATCATAAATCTGGCGGCCATTTAAAGTAACACCACCAGGGAGTTGCATTCCTTCAAATTTAATTAAGTTCTGACCCCATTGTCTTTTAATCAAGGATGTTGTATACTCCTTCAACCACATATCATTATAGATTGATGTGTGATCGTCAGGATTGATAATCTGATAGATTTCAGCAATGATATAGTCATCTACATTGATATCGTCATCGTCAAAATCACCAAAAATATACAATCTATTTTGCTTTCGTGAAAACTGAACCTGTGGCTGACCATTAAGCTTTATGTCCAGCAATGACAGATATTGCTGCATCTGCTCGTAGTATGCAAGATCCCCAGCAAAGTGAATTAACGATGCCATGTCATTCAACATCATTTGATACTTGATATCAAAAAAGTTTCTACTGTTGTTAAATGTTGATTGTAACGGAAACATTTTTGAGACGTATGTGATATTACTGTTTAATGTAATGTACTGATTAGATACATCATCTGCAGTGATCTTATGTTTCAGATATGTGCGAAGAGTTGCATCAGAGTGGAACTCTTGATAATATTGAAGAGCCTCGTCAACACGATCCTCGAGTTGATCCTCATCAACATTAATCTCGATGACAGGATCACCAAGTTGACGAAGACAGTAGTCGATTAATTGTTGACGTGAAGCTGGATTTGCCATACCAATAGTCCCAAGAGTTTCTTTTCTTAGGACTATTTATAACAATTTAACTAAGGAAAGATGTTGGGATTGCAAAAAACACCGCACCCTGGAATCCATCGCCAGCATCATTGGCTGTTCCTCCTGTACCGCTGGTATGCATTAATGATCCTCCTGCTGAGCCATAGTTTGTAGCTGATCTAACTGCTTGACCATTGCCCTGCGATTGACCCGCACCACCTAATCCTTCGGTCCCTGGTAAAGTGTTATAGTTTACGCCAGCACCACCGGCGGCAAAATAACCGCCATCTGATGCACCAGAAGAGGCTTCAAGGGAGCTGAAAACTGACATTATTAATCCATTACCACCATTACCCGTACCACTGGTACCTCCAGCAGCACCAGCGCTGCCGGCACCACCGCCACCACCGCCAACACCAGAACCAGTACCATCCCCACCTTTGTTTCTATATAAGGTAAATCCACTTGGAACCGTTCCAGCATATGTAGCTAATGAAGGAGCAGTGTTATTTATCTGTTCACCACCTCCAGATCCAGATCCGCCGCTATAATTACCTCCAGTATATGTCTGGCCCCCAGTCCACCCTTGAATACCACCTTGGCCACCCTCTGCATCAGCCCATACTCCGGTGCTCACCCCAGTCATCCCTGTTCCGCCACCACTCTGAGCCTGAGCAGGAGTACCGAGTGTCTTAACACCAATTCCTCCAGCTCCGATATTAAATGACCATGTATCATCTGGTATTGTTAGTACACCACTTGGATTATAGATCACAGCACCACCACCTGCACCGCCACCATAATAGAAAGTTGCTCCGGCGCCACCACCACCAATTACTGCCATGTAGCCTGTGATTCCACTAATACCAGAGGTTTGGAATGTATACGCACCATTAGTAAATTTAAATAATGTATAACTACCGGATGTTGAAGTAACTCCCGCAGCAACTAATTGAGCATAGTTTACAACTACAGAACCTCCAGGAACGATGATCGAAATATTTTTAGTTGCCAGGTTTACAGTATCGCTTGCAGTCGCAGTAAATATTCCACTCTCTTGGGTAGAAGCTGAATCATATGTCAAAGTAAATGTGCCATTAGAATCATTAACGACTCCACTCAAAATATCATTAGCATTACTATCTAAAACATAGTTCCACGAAATATATGGACCATCAGAATCCACAGCTGTGAAGTTAAAGATAGTATCTGAGTCTGTGATTTCACCCGAATCTAATCCACCAAAAATAGTTGGTCCAACAATTTGAGGAGAGTTGTTAGCAGTGGAAATGGTATACCATCCGGATCCGTTATTGACATAATATTTATTAGTAGCATCAATATAAGCAAGAGAGGCCTCAGCTACTCCATTTAGAGGCAACTGGGTAATTGAATCATAAATAGTAACACTACCACCAGATATACTTCCAATATAATCCCCATCAACAATACCGATAAATGCAGAATCCTTTAATGATCCTGTTGCAGTTATATTCTGAGAAAAAAATGTCGATACGTTTCTTATCTTAGACATATCTACCCCAATATCCTTATAATAATAACACCTGATCCACCATCACCTGCTCTTGAATAGCCTGGCTGTCTACGATCAGCACCACCGCCCCCAGATCCCGTGTTAGCTACTCCACTTAGCTCTGTAAGGTCAACGGTTAAAGAGTTATATCCACCACTTGATTTACCACCAATACCACTTGCTCTTGTACCATAATATGATTGGCCACTAAAGTAGAAACCACCACCACCTGCAGCATAAAATTGGGATGAACCAGTAATTGTAGATGATTGGCCAACACCACCGTTTGATGTATTAGCAGTATAATTTGAACTAGTAGGAGTAGTACCAGCGCCGCCGGCACCACCGCCACCACCACCATTTGGACTTGTACCAGTTCCACCATTATTACCGTCACCGGCACCACTACCACCAGCAGCATTGGCACCACCACCGCCACCACCTGAGGAACCAGAAGCATTATCACTGCCAGAACCAAGCGCTCCGTCTTCTCCAGCTCCAGTCCAACCACCGGCGCGGGCACCACCGGCCGCGTATAGTGTATAACCGCCACCGACTATCGACGATGTTCCTCCTCTACCGGACCCCGCGACATCACCTAACACGCCACCCTGTTGGCCAGTTCCTACTGTAATGTTAAGAGTAGCAGCTGGTAATGTAGTGTTAGTAATTTCGTTATAGGCGCCAGCACCTCCGCCGCCGGAGTAGTAACTACCACCGCCGCCACCGCCGCCGCCAACAACCAATACCCAGGCACTAGTACTTGATCCAAGGGTGAGTGTCCCATTCCCTGTGAATTTGTATACAGTATCTGACCCAACAGTAGTCTCTGTATAGCTGCCTGTAGCACTAATTGATGAGGCCGATACATTCAGTGTAGTACTCACACTTGCTGTATTAACGCCATCCGAAGCCGTAAATGTAATGTCCGTTGATCCGTCTGAGTCACCTGAGATTACTGTAAACTGAGATGAATCTTGTGTTACATAGAGTACACTAGAATCAACCAGAGGATCAAGTGAATAGGAATATGTAAGAGGTATTCCATCTGAATCAATCGCAGATATTGAAAAGTTTAGAGAATCTTGATATAACATGTCATAAGACGCGTCTAGGCTTGTAAATATTGTTGGATTGACGTTTGTTGAAATTGTTTCAAGCCAACCTTCACCGGTGCCAACTATTAAAGTATCTGTATTATTAATATACGCATAAGTACCAACTGTTCCGACACTTGGTACCACCCCTATAGAATCATACTGAGTAACACCACCACCTGTTAAATTAACAATATAATCAGAATCAACAACCTCTGTCACAGTGTTTTCAGACAGGGAAGTGTTTGTGATCCCTGTGTTTAAAAATTTGGCGAGTGAAACATTTCTTCTAGTCATAATTAAAACCTCACTAACGCTGCAATTGGTGATGTTACCCCATAATAATTAATAATGCTTTGTTTCACTGCATCCGAAAGCTGTGTATTGAATACTGTAATGCTATGGTAAGCCCCAGGCCAGTCATAAGAACCACTATAAGATCCTGGTAACTGAAGTGTATTACCAGATACAGATCCATCAAACTGTAGACCTTCAGCAAATATTATTTGAAAATCCGTACTTGCTTCGGTTCGCATAAGTTCGTAAAAAACATCTCCTGCTACTGAGCCTGACATCATCTGTGAAGTAAATGTATTATTTGGATACTCATACCACCATTGAGGTGTAAAATCTGGAGCCAACCCACCTTGGTTATAAGGAACGCTACCGTTGGTTGCAAGAAGATAATTAGTATTGTTTCTAGTTGTTGGCATAAAGCTAACATTAGACCCTGAGATAGTGTTTCTTCTTACAAATAATATTGTAAATCCACCATTAACAACAGACGCCCAATCTGCATCCATTGTTAGTGATGTAGCAGCCTCACCATTTTGCATTTCAACTTCGTACCATCCAGTAGCTGGGCTACCAACACTTGAATTTCCTGATGGTCTTGTGGCAAAATACCATCCCGTATCAAATTCTTCTTGGCCAGTGCTTGTATGGAATCTTGTGCCTGTCCATGTTGAATCTCCAGTGTAATCTGCAGCATCTAAATGATAGTATACAGAATTACTTGTAAGAGATTGAAGTTGGGTCAATTCGGCCGATAAAGAAGGACCAACAATACTTGATACCGCGGAAAACAAAGTTGAAGATGACGTAATCGATCGTCCATCTGTCACAGAAAATGTTACAGTACTTTCAACTGACAATCCACCAGAATCTGCATCCGGGGTCACTGTGAATACTCCAGTAGCTCCCTGGGATATAGACGCCACTGAATCAAAACGATCATCTCCAGAAAATGAAAATGATAATCCGTCCAGTGCATTTGAGTCAGAACCAATCAGTGTAATAGTAAAATCACTATCAGCAAAACTAAACGAATAACTATCCTGTAGTCCGGTAAATGTTGGTGCAAAGTTTGGTGGAAAGTTAACATTATACCATCCTTCACCAGAAAACACATAATGCCTATTTCCAGAATCAATGAAAGCAAGATCTCCAGCAGAATTACCAGTCCTTGGCAGAGAGTCTAAAGACGAATAAACAGAAATAGTGATTCCACCAGTAGCTCCCCTGTCAGTAACATAATCCTGGTCAATAATAGTATTGATGCCAGACTCTAAAAAGGATCCGGTACTATCGACTAGGTTTCCCGCAAATTTTGCTATGTTTCTTGCTCTACTCATTATTCACTCAAAAGACCGAACGCGTTTATTATAGCTTGACCAGTACTTTCACCACCATAACTTGTCCAAATAATTTTATTGGGTGTAGTGTTTCCATATTCTGATACAGCTAAAGATCTGGTATACTCGTATGATATATTAAGATAAAGTAGGTCACTACTATCTATTAGTGTTTCTGTTACATTATCTGGATCAGTAATATTAAAGATTTTAAGAGCTCGAGCAATACTGCCAATAGCAAGATATTCCTTATCCTTAATATTAAATATACTACTTTTCCAGGATCTATTAAAATCACTATCATTATATTGATTTCTTATACTCGTTACACCATTGGAAGTATAATCTATAATCCAAAACCCTTCAAGTGAATCGTCCCCAGCACCGTCCCAATGATAGGTCAAATAATTCCCTCTTCTACTAACCTGTAAGGTTCCATCCCCCGCGGAGACAGTAGGTGCAGGAATCTCAAGAGTGTCGTTATTAAATGTCAATGTTGCATCAGAATTAATATTCCACACTTGCAGCCTTGACAGCTGAGCACTACTATTATATGAGCCTGCTGTAGCCTCTGCCCCAACTGAAAACAAAAATCTCCCCTGACGGTCAACACCACAACACCTTTGTGTGTTGATAGTACGACCGGTAGCAGAGTTATTTTCAGCATTAGTAATCATGTCTATTTCAGAAATATAGAAACCGGAACCACTGTCTGTGACCTTGAACACACCTATTCCAGTGGCACCAGCTCCAGCATAGTAACCCGAATCATATGAAGCTACTCCTCCTATCATTCTAGGAATCAAATCCAGGCCGCGTTCGGCGGCCCTTTCAGAGGCAGTAAAGTGGAATTCTTGGGATGCTATGTTACTATCATTGAGTTTTATTAGTACATGATCTAGATTTCCAGCTATAATAGCTAATTGATTAGATGGTACTTCCAATCGCTGAGCCTCGAACTTACCAGCTGTCCCGCTAACACTTAGAGTTTGTACTAATTGTATGTTGGTAATATCGGAAACATTATAATTGTGTATGCACGTCCCAGCCGGGCTCAGCCATCCATTCATATAATAATTATTTTGATCATTACTTAAAAATCCGCCGTAAACACTCACGGTTTCACCACTTGGTAAATCAGGTCCTCGATAAGGCCCCGACCAAAACTCAGCTTCAATTGGGGGGTCTTGTGTCATTAAAAAACTAAAGGTGGAGGAGTTAACTATATCTTGTCCATCCTCAGCTTTGAAAATAATCGTTCCTGTAGCTGCAACATTTGAGTCTACAAGTGTTAGGGTAAAGATAGAGGAATCTTGAGAAACAGTGACGTAGCTGTCAAAAGATCCACCTGTAACAAATGTATAACTAGTAGCGACCCCCTGACCTAAACTATCGGGATCCGATACTATAATAGTAGCAGTACCAGCATCTGAATCCCAATAATAGTTTCCGTCAATTTGTCCGAATCCGCTTAGTAAAACATCGTCCAACTGTATTGGATTATCAGGAAGCTCAATTATTTTTTTCCAATTATCTCCGTCAAATACGTAAAAACGTCCAGTAGATAAACTTAATCCATGGGCCCCTGTAGTAGTGGACCCTGGAAAGACACCTTCTGAATCATAAAGTACAGTATCAGTAGCACCCGTGTTTATTGTTACATCCGCGGTGTTATAGATTGTACCTTTGTAACTGGATAATCTTGTCATAGAAAAGCTGATCCTATATAAGCACCGACGACAAACGAGTTAGATGTGTTCGCAAAATCTGCAGTATTCAATGTTGTTCCATAGGTGTGTGTATATGTAGTTCCAGATGTCATACTATATGAGGTAGGGTTGGAACTACTTAGTTTACCATGATAAAATGTAGAACTTTGAGCAGTATCTTTGAATGTGAAGAAGTTCCATTCATCTTCCACACAAGTAATATTAGTTTTTCTCCACGTTATCGTAGCCCCATTAGTTAAACCCCCACCATTAGCACCTGTCCATCCAATTACCCAGTACCCATCAGAACTATACGATAAAAACTGTTCGTTTTCTGTATGTAAAATAATCCCATCAGGATAGCTAGCTGGATCTGCTGTCAATTTAACCCAAAACATAAAATCCGCATAATTAGTTCCACTTGCTCTGTTTCTTGCAAGATAAAAGGCATCGGTGTAATTAGTAGTTGATCTTGCTGCTGAGTAATAGGCGTTGTCTCCTGTACGATAACTATCTGCGGCTGATGCAGTTGTATAAGTTCCTACGGGGGTATAACCATTGTTGGTTGCCCCAGCGTTTAAATTATACAAGTCCATGCTACTAGCACCTGTCACATTGGCAACTGAATTAGTATTCTTTCCATATTCCAACAAGACATCAGCTTGAGTCGTACTGATATTAATAGTATAGGTATAATTTGCCATAGCCCCTATTGCAAAAGGCGGTAGTACAAAAGTTTCCGGACCGGCCGCCTCGATTGTAAAATCACTAGTAGTAGTCGCTGTGTTAATACCGTCTGAGGCACTAAATGTTAAAGTAAAGGTGCCGCCACCAATTCCAGTGACCGTAAATACATTAACATTTTGAGAAACACTTGCAACTCCACTGATGGAGCCAGTTGTTACAGAGTATGACCAGGTTAAAGGAAATCCTTCCGGATCAGTAGATGATAACGTAATCACTTCATTGTTGCTAACATCAATTGTATAATTAGCATTGTTTCCTGTGATTGAGGTGGGACTTTCATTTACAGCAGCGCCAGTAGATCTCCATCCATTGAAATACAAATAATAGTAATTATTAGATGCTACAAACGCCCTATCCCCGTTAGACGCTGGAACAGGAAGATCATGGATTGTTTGCACATATATTGTGTTGCCACCAACACCTGCACTAATTCCTGTATTTCTTTTGGCGGTATTAACAACATCAGATTTAAAATCAGAATAGTTTGTCATGAATAATCCAATCCTGAATCTCCAGTTGTAACTAAATACCACCCACTATCAAAAATAAAATATTGGTTATCACTGTCAATTAAAACAGTGGTTCCCTGAGTCACTCCACTTAATGGTAAAACTCCAAAGCTATCATAAACAACTATGGGGGTACCATCAACACTATCGGATAATATAGTCGACTGAGTAGATATTAGTCCCAGAAATGTTGTAAGGTTTGTCATTAAACGGTTCCAGTTATAATCCAGCCCTGAGAGTCATCAAAGTACGCAAGGTCAACCCCTGCTCGGTTGATATCAATAATTAAATTACTAGCATCGCCAAGAATATTGTTACCATTACGGGAGATAGTAATATTATTTGTCGCAGCCTGACCAGTAGCATCTACAACCCCAATATTATCTCCAACACCTGGAGTAGAAGGTAACACAACTGTTACAGCAGACCCAGTATTGACCATATATCGAGTTCCAACCACACCCGAAACATTTACTGCAGTGACAGTATTTGTAAATCCTTGTGGAGCTCGAGCTGCTACATATGCTGAATCTACAAGGTTAGCTACTATAGAATCAACAGCATATGTAATAAATGCTTCTGTACTACCAGTTGCAACCGTGATGCTGATATAATCATCTGAAACACACGCGTCTTCTAGTGTAACAGATGATCCATTTGTTGCTGTGTAGTCAGCTGAATCGATTAACAGAACACCATTTCTGAATACCTGTAATCTGTCTTGAGTATATTCCAGTGTCTGACTATTTATATCAGCTCCACTAAAGGTCAGCTGACCCGAATCAGCGAGATATGTATAAGTAAATAAATTCGAGGATGGTGTTGCTGCTAAATTAGTAATTGTTTTAACAGACATGATACTAAGAATATCATTTAGTTGTGCTGATTCACCAAGTACTACAGTAGTACCAGTTGTCGCTGTATAGTCAGCACTATCAGCTAAGAAAAGACCATTAAGATAAACTGCAATGTTTCCAGGATTATACGTTAAAGTATTACCACCATTATCAGCACCAGAAAATACTGTCTGACCTGCACTTGCTGTGTAATCAAATACAGTAATCAATCCTTCTTGAGCACCAATTATATCAACAATAGCTGCCGAATCCAGTCCACCTCCAGCACCCCCGCCACTAATCGTAATAGTTTTTGTAGCACCAGTCCCAGTAGCAGAAACACCAGCTCCAACAAAGTTGAGGGTTGAGGCAGCAGTTGCAAGAGGAGTACCCTCATCTTGTACTGTAATTCCTCCACTTGTGGATGCTTGTCTTGCTTGGATATAGTCAGAGTCAATTAAGGCAATTACTTCGGATGAGTCTAAGGCATCCGTTAAATATCCTTGAGTTGCTATTAGAGCAATTGCTTCACTGGAGTCTAAGGCATCTGTCAGGTATCCTTGAGTTGCTATTAGAGCAATTGCTTCACTGGAGTCTAAGGCATCCGTTAAATAACCTTGAGTTGCTATTAACGAGATAATTTCACTTGAATCAAGGAACGAGGTATCACTTAATAGTACGATATTTCCAATCATTCCTGAATGAACGGTACACTGATAGACAAGTGTTTCGGGGGCGTTCATTGGAACATTGAAGATTAACTCTCCATTGTTTTGACCATTATTAGTAACACCTGTACTATATGCTGAGCCGCCATCACTAACTCTAATCTCAAATGGGTGAGATACAGCATTAATGTTAAACTTATAGGTCAGTCCTCTTTGGAGATAGAGAGTTGGATTATCAGCTGAGTCAAACCCATCCCCAGTAAATTTATACGCTGAAGATAGATTATTGACAACATTAAAGATTGCTTCTGCAGGTCTTCTTGATTCAATATAGTCAGAATCGATAAGACCAATGGCTTCTGCTGAATCAAATGTGCTATAATTAAATGATGTTACAATTGATTCAACATTTGTTGAATCGAGTATATTGGGTACACCTGTTAAGCTCGAGTATGCAAAGTCTTGAGCAGTTTGTCTTGCCTGTACCCAAGCAGAATCAACTGATTCACTGTTTAGTGTAAGTTTTATTAAAGTAGCAGAATCGGCTGTTAATGTTCTCGCTTCGAATGGGGCAAGACTGAAGGAAGCGTGACCTGTATTAATCTGTACAGATGCATTAGGTTCAGGTGTATATCCTTCAAACACCTTAAAGGTGTTATCGGTGGCGTCTCTAAACAAACCGACATGAGCATAATAACCATCATCATTAACATTTGCAGCCCAACCAACATCAATTGAGGCAGTTGGAGAACCATCTGACTCTCCTGCATTCATATAGATCATGTTGTCTGTGACATTCAAGTCTTCAGAGTTGACAGTAGTAGTTGTACCAGTAACTTGGAGATTACCTCCAATAATAATATTTCCTGTAGTTGTAACAGAATTAAACTGTACCGAATCACCTGTCCCCACTGCTTGACCAATTGAAACTTCTCCGGCGGAAACTGTAACACCTGTTCCACCTGAAAGTCGAGCGTCAAAATCAGAATCATGGCGAGTCGTTGTATAATAAAGATTGTTGCCTTCTGTAAGATCAGATGTTGTAACAGCATCAGTTGATAAAGCTAATCCAAGATCACTATCAAAGTTGACCTTAGTATAAACTTGTTCTACATCAATTGAGAATTGACCAGTTGATGAATTATACGTTAAATCTCCGCCAGCACTCAATGCATTTCTAATTTCAGAAATGCGGTCATCTGAATCGTGCAGAGTTGTTACAAACGAATTACCATCCGCGGCATTAATTGTGAAGACACCAGTCGCAGAATCGTAGCTAGTTGAGGATATACCCGCAACAAGCACTTCACCAACAGAATCAATTTGACCTTGAGCATTAACAGTAAAGACTGGTATCTGAGTAGTTGAACCATAAGTTCCAGCGGATACACCTGTGTTAGTAATACTTAAAGTATTTGTGGCAGAGTCATAGGATAATCCGGTACCATTTAATCCTGCTTC